GCCCCGGTTGAGCCTGCCGTGTCGTATGAGCCTAGCGAGCCCGGCGCCAAGGACCCGTACCTGTTGCCGGCGCTGGTGGCCAACAAGGTGCGATTCCCTGGTGAGCCGCTGGTGCGGCCGCCGGCACAGCCCGAACCGGTGGCCGAGCCGGCTCCGGCCCTGCAGGCGCCGCCGAAGTTGGGCACCACGGTGGAAGCCGTGGCCACCCCGGCCCCGGTTGAGCCTGCCGTGTCGTATGAGCCTAGCGAGCCCGGCGCCAAGGACCCGTACCTGTTGCCGGCGCTGGTGGCCAACAAGGTGCGATTCCCTGGTGCGGGTCTGGTACCTCCGAAAGCCCAGCCACAGCCGGCGCCGGAAACGCCACCGGTGAAGCTGGGCGAGACGGTCCGCGAGGTCCCGAGCAAGTCGACGCCGGTTCCTGTGGTGATCGACAACCGCGAGCAAAAGCCGGGCGCCGAGGCTGCGCCGCCACAAGCCACCCCCCAGCCAGCGACGTTGCCGGCCGGGTTCGGCGATGTGGTGCGCGCCATGGCGGCCAAGTCGGCGCCGACAGTGCCCCGCATGCCCGAGCTGGCCCAGCCAGCCAAGGCTGCCGCACCGGCACCGACGACGAAGGTGGATCAGGACTTTACGTTTTCCCCCACCTTCAAGATCGACGTGCAGGGCGATGTGAAAGACCCGTCGCAGGTCGTTCGCGAAATTGAGTCACCCCTGCGGCAGTTGTTCGAGGCCTGGTGGCGCGAAGCATCGGCGCGCATGTCCTCGGCTCAGCTGTACGACCAACCGCACGTTTAAGGAGGGGCTATGCCCTACATGCAACAGCTTGAATCCTCCCTGTCAGGGCTGGTTTCAGCGGGGGAGGCCGGGCGCAAGGGTCTGGACGGCATGCTATCCCCGCTCAATGGCGCAATCGGTAGCATCACAGGGGCCGCGTCCGAGCTCGAAAATATCCCGTTCGTGGGCCCCGAGGCCGGGGCGAAGCTGGGGCGGATTGTGCGCAGCATCAACGTGGCGCAGTCCAGGGTGGGGCAAGTGGCCGCGATCTACAGCAGCGTGGTCACTGGCGCCGCCCAGGTGCAGGAACGCCTCGGCACCTTCAAGCAGATGGCGAGCAAAGTGACAGCCGAGGCCAAGCGGGTGGCGGGGCTGGTAAGCCCGTCACTGTCCAACATCCTGCCTACGGGTGGGCTCCTTGGTTCCTCGACGCCGCTGCCTGAGGCGGTCGCGCCATTTCCACACCTGCTGATCATCCAACCGCATGACCCCAGGCTGCAGCCGTATTACTTCAACTTGGACACCGCGCCCTTTGACGAGCTGCGCCGGCAGGTGTCGTACCGCTGGGCTGGCCAGGAACGCCTACGCCGCAGTGTGGCGCAGCAGGCCGTGGGCTTGGGTGAGGAAAAAATCACGCTCAAGGGCGCGATCTTCCCGCACCACAAGGGCGGCATCTGGCAACTGAAAGTGCTGCGCAGTATCGGCGGCAGACTGCAGGCGTTGAAGCTGGTGACGGGCTATGGCGAGGTACTGGGCGACTGGTGCCTGGTGAGCGTGGAGGAGGAACAGAGCAACCTGCTGGCAGGCGGCATCCCACGAAAACAAGGCTTTACGCTGGAGTTTGTGAGCTATGGCAACGACCTGCAGAACGTCTGACGGGGATCTGCTGGATGTTATCTGCCAGCACTACTACGGCCACCTTAACGGCACCGTCGAGGCGGTGCTGGAGGCTAACCCGGATCTGGCCAGAGAGGCGCAGCCTTACCGCGCCGGCCTGCTGATCCAGCTGCCCGACTTGTCGGCACCGGCGGTCGAGCTGCTGCAGCTGTTCGACTGATCCCCATCGCGTTGCGCGTAACGAGCCCCGCCCTGTGCGGGTTTTTTTGTGCCTGGAGCAAGCATGAAACCTACTTATCGAATTATTGCGGATAGCAAGGACATCACGGCGCTGATCAATGACCGCCTGTTGCTGCTGCGGGTCTCGGACAAGCCCGGCATGGAGTCGGACGAGTTCGAGCTGCGCATTGACGACCGCGATCAGGCTGTCGCGCTGCCTGCGCGCGGCGGCCGGGTGGAGGTGCTGTTGGGCTATGAGGGACAGCCCCTTAAACGCGTGGGTGCTTACACGGTCGATGAGGTGCAACTGAGCGGGCCGCCGGACGAATTGTCCATTCGCGGCAAGGCCAGCGATATGCGCGGCAGCGGCAAGACCGTGCGCAGCGGCAGCTGGGAAAACGTGCCGCTGTCGCAGATCGTCAACGAGATTGCCAAGCGCAATGGCTGGGAGCCAGTGTGCCCGGTCACCACAAAGGTCGAGCGCGTCGATCAGCGCAACGAGTCGGATTTTAACTTTGTCACGCGCCTGGCCCGGCAGTACGACAGCACCGCCAAGGTGGCCGATGGCAAGCTGTTGGTGATGCCTCGCCAGGGCGGCAAGAGTACCTCGGGCAAATCGCTGCAGGTCATCACCATCAACAAGACGGACGTTTCCCGGTACCAGTTCCGCCTGGGTGACCGCAGTACGCAAAAGGCAGTGAAGACCCAGCACCAAGACCAGAAGACCGGGGCCATGAAAGTAGTTGAGCTGGGCAACGACGAGTCGCCCGACGGTCTGCCCCCGGTGCATACCGACCGCCACATCTACCCCAACAAAACCGCTGCCGAGCAGGCCGCCAAAGCGCGGCTGGCGGCGTTCAACCGCAGCACCGCCGGCGTGCGTCTTGAAATGGCAGGCCGGCATGACCTGTTCGCCGAATGCACGATCAACGCCCAGGGCTTCAAGGTCGGCCTCGATGGCGAGTACCTGGTGGAGAGCGTGGAGCAGGTGTTTACGCAATCCGGGTGGAGCACGACGGTGGAGTGCAACGGCGGCAAGAAGGGTAAGGCCAAGGCCTCGGGCAATAAAAAGAAAGTTGAAAAGCCGCTCAAGGTTGAGCAGCTGTAATCCCTCGGCCCCATGCGGCCATCACTGGAGACACCCATGGCTATCTCGGTTCAACAGCTGCAACAGATCCTCCCCAACGCCGGCCGCAAAGCCGGCGTTTTTATTCCCGGCCTCAACGCGACAATGGGTAAGTATTCGATCATTACGCCCAAACGTATGGCGGCGTTCCTTGCCCAGGTCGGCCATGAGTCTGGCCAGCTGCTGTATGTGCGTGAGCTCGGTAACGATGCCTACTTGGCCAAGTACGACACCGGCCGCTTGGCGCAGCGCCTCGGCAACACCCCGGCGGCTGATGGCGATGGTCAGCGGTACCGTGGCCGTGGGCTTATCCAGATCACAGGCCACGACAACTACGAGGCCTGCAGCGAAGCGCTGTTCGGTGACAGCCGCTTGCTCAACACCCCCGACCTGCTCGAGCAACCCGTCTACGCCTCGCTGTCGGCCGGCTGGTTCTGGCAGCGGGCGGGGCTTAATACCCTGGCTGACAAGGTACTGCAGGCCGATGACTCGGTTTTCGAGTCGATCACCCGTCGCATTAATGGTGGCTTGAATGGTTTGAAAGATCGCCAAGCGCTCTACACGCGGGCGCTCGAGGTGCTGCAGTAATGTCGCTGAATTGGCGTATCGCCCTCTTGGCTGTTGCGGTCGGGCTGTATGTCGGCGGTCGTGGCGCCTGGGCGTGGCAGGCCAGCGAGTACGGTCGGCAGCTTGCTGATCAGGCCGCTGGTTACATTCGGCAACTGGCGGACAAGGATCGAGCCTATAGCCGAGAGCGCGAAGAGGCTGCAGCTGCGGCCCTGGGGCAGTTGGCGGAGCAGAAGACTCACCGACAAGCCCTGGAGACTCGCCTGCAGGAGCAGGGCAAAGCACATTGGCAGGAGATGAACGATGCTCAAAAAACTCAAGATCGCCTGCGTGACCGGCTTGCTACCGCTGATCTGCGGTTGTCAGTCCTTGTCGACGCCAGACCCTTTGCCGCCCCGGGTGGTGACGGTGGGGTGCGAGAAACCGCCGGCACCGGAGGTCTGGTACATGGCGCCGTACGCGCCCAACTTGACCCAGCGCATGCTCAACGAATTATCGCCATCACCGACGAGGGCGACCGGGCGCTGATTGCACTGCAGGCCTGCCAGGCCTACGTGCGCGAAGTCACCAAGTAAAAAAGAGGCGAGCCAGGAGGATGCGTCAACATCCAGCCCGGCCCGCCGAACCCGCAGACCCTTCCTGCAAGTCCAGCCGTGGCCTCTGCCTTGTGCACAAAGCGCGGCGAGCCTAACACCTGTTTATCCATACAGTAAAGACTTGCATACCTATGACATCTCCAATCATCCCCTGGATGGGTGGCAAACGCCGCCTGGCCGACCGCTTGATCCCTCTCTTTCCCCCTCATGAATGCTATGTCGAAGTCTTCGCAGGCGGTGCGGCGTTGTTCTTCATGCGTCCCCAGCCCGCCCCGGTGGAGGTGCTGAACGATCTCAACGGCGACCTGGTTACCCTTTATCGCGTTGTACAGAACCACCTGGAGGAGTTCGTGCGCCAGTTCAAATGGGCGCTCAGCTCCCGGCAGATCTTCGAGTGGCAGAAGATGACACGCCCTGAAACCCTGACCGACATCCAGCGTGCGGCGCGGTTCTTCTACCTGCAGCAGCACGCCTTCGGCGGCAAAGTCACCGGGCAAACGTTCGGTACTGCCACCACTGGGCCGGCCATCAACCTGCTACGAATTGAGGAGAATCTGTCTGCCGCATGGCAGCGCCTCGCTGGCACATACGTCGAGAACTTGTCCTGGCTCGCCTGCGTCGAGCGCTACGATCGAGCGCACACGTTCTTCTACATGGACCCGCCTTACTGGCAGACCTCCGGCTATGGCGTCGACTTCCCGTTCGAGGAGTACGAGCGCATGGCCGACTTCATGCGCCGGTGCAAGGGCAAGGTGATGGTCAGCATCAACGACCACCCGGACATCCGGCGCGCCTTCGATGGCTTCCACTTAGAGTGCTTGGATATCCGCTACAGCAACACCAACCAGCGGCAGGCCAAGGCGGAGGTGACGGGCAAGCTGGTGATCATGAATTGGCAGCCGTCAGAGCTGCAGCAGCTTTTCTAACAACTCTGCGAAAGAGGAAGGGTTTTGTTCGTAAGCGGCGTGTCTTGTAGGATGAGCCGCCTCAACGACATCGCGCTGAGATTAAGGACAACCAGAAGAAGGTAGGGAATGTGAAGACGCATCAACGTCCTGTGTTTTTGGCCGCTGTAGCCCTTTCAGTAACAACGGCTTTGGTCGGCTGCAACGACCAGGGCTACAAGGTCATAGGCGATAACCAGAAAGAGATCAGCCAGTACGAGAAACAACGCGGGGAAGCGATTGCCTACCTCTCTAAGACGACAGCCCATGTCGGTGAAATCCGAGGCCTGTCAACTCTTCCAGTGGCGGCTGATTTGGTTGGCCAGAGTAAAAAGATGCTGGCTCTCAAGTCTGAGGGTGATGCGTTCGGTGTACTGTCCCCGCTGTCCCAATGCCGTGGTGCAGGTTACAAGGCTCAAGAGTATTGGTTGACGGTGGTGGGAAACATCCGAACTCAGACGCCAGAAGAAGCCTTGAAGGAGTACGTGAATGAAGCTCAGGGCTGTCAGGAGCAAATTGACAATGCCCCGGTCGCAGTTACTTACATCGAAGCGCCCCGTGATAAGCACGCGCCTGTGGACAGCTGTTTGAAGGTTGTTTCTCTCAGTGAAAATGAGAAGGTACAAGCATGGACCTGCCCATCTGAGCAGCTATCCCGGAAGTGAGATATGCCGCATTGAGCCGGCACTTTTGAAGTACCAGGCCAACGCGACGTCCGCTCAATCCGTGGGCTATAGGACCGTCACGACTCTTTGCTGCAATTCTCTCAGTTGCTGAGCCTGATTTGTCGTGCGCTGCTCGATCCGATCGTGCAGGGCGACTGATAGCTGGAACAGCTCTTCGGTGGCCAGCAAAAGATCGCCGGTGGAAACAGCGCTGAGCATTTCCCGAACCGTCATCACGCCGGCGTGATCCTGATCGGTCGAATCTGCTCTTTGCCGGAGTGGTCGAATGATATCAGCCAGCGCCGGCCCATTAGCGAAGCAAAAAGGCGCGCAAGCCTCTGCGACCCGGGGCTTGGACGCTTTTTCATGTTACTGCTCCAGCACAATCAGAATGTGGGATGGACTACTGGTAGCAGTCGTAATAAGTAAAATATAATGGCAAAATGCCCCTCTGTTTTAAGGGGTGTGTGGCTTCGAATTCAGACTATTATATGTGAGTGAATCATGAAGGCTTATTTGGAAACCAGCTTTAAGAAAGGTTTTTTGTTGGAAGAAGAGAGCTTGATTAAGCTCGATGACATTGTCAGGAAGCGGCTGTTTCCTGCGGAGCCTTCTAAGACTCTTAAGTACAAAGTGTTTCGTGTGGATGGGATGTTACTTGAGTTTGATACTCCGGCTGAAGTTGTTTCAGAAGAGAACTCTAGTAGGAATGCCATTAGTCGGCTGGAGGTGTTATATTCGGAGAAGAGCAAGTTCCAACTGATTTTTGATCCAAAAAAAGCAGTTGAGTTGGAGATTGAATCTAATGATCGTGATTTGGCCTATCTTCTTTTTTCTGACATTAAAGAGTATCTAAATTCGGAGGTTCTTAAATTTAGATCGGTAAGCTTCGAAAGTTTGATGAGCTCAAAGCTTATGGCTCCATTTTTTATGATGTTGGTCATGGTGGCAATGACCTATGGCGCGTTATCCGGCAGTCACAGCGATGAGGCGGCTAAGGTTATTGCCTCGGATGACATAGGTGTTAAATTGAATTATATTATTGATTCGCGGCAACAGTTAAGCCCCAGTCGTACGCTTTACCCTATGCTGGGTATCCTTGGTCTGTTTCTTTGCGCCGTTTTCTCAGGCTCATTCTTTGATAAGGTATTTCCTAGAAATATTTTTTGCTGGGGGAAGGGGGCGTCTGCTTATCATAATCTTGTTGGGATTCGTGACAAATGTTTGTGGGGTGTTGCGATAGCGTTTGTTATAAGTGTTTTGGCGACATTTGCAACCGATGGCTTCAAACGTTTTATATCGTAGCTGTTTTTGAACGCCAATCTATGTCCAGCCACGCCTTTTAGGCAGTTTGGCGACAGACACAAAAGCGCCCAGCTCCTCTATATGCAGGACTTGGGCGCTGGTCGTGTTGATACTTCGGCACAATTAGTTCTGGAATTTAGGCGGTCAGATTCCTAAGCTTTGTCTGACAATTTCTCCGAGGATTGGCCACATTACTGGTTGTACTGCATCCCATGCAGGGCCGCAGACTTTTTCAAGCAGTGACTTAGCTGCTTTACCATTGCCGTCTTTGGCCTGCTCTATGGCGGTGAGTAATTCGCGCTGCTGCTCCTCGGTTACTGGACGGCCATGACCCTCGAGGATTGAGATGAGTTTGACTAAAGTTTCCGAGTCAGTTCCAGAAGTAATGTTCAGTTTTTGAGAGATTACTTCGCCTGCGGCAAGCTGCATATTGTTGAAATTGCCACCGGAAATGTGTAAGTTGTTAACTATCCGCTGTGATTTTGCTGGGCGATTAGGCGGTTGCTTAGCGGCTTTGTACCCTTGTTCGGTCAGGCTGGCATATTCCCTTAGGCTATAGCCACCCAAAATGAACATGCCACTGCCAGGCTTGTTGTCATACATTTTATAAGGACCGGTCCTGATTAGTTTTTTCTTCTCTAGGTCCTTGATTGCCAGGTCAAAATCGACGCTTGTTAATCCGTCGCCAATACAAATGGCACTAGATAGGTCGGTGACTTTTGGGCCTACATAAGGTTTTTTGAGGGATTCGGCTCCAAGTTCGCGCTCGACAAAGTCTGCAAGCAGAGCCCCGAGAATTTGTTTTTCGGCTTCATCTAGATGTACTGCCATATCATGCCCTATGTGTGATTATTTGTTGGTTTAGATCGACATCTTTCGCGGTTTGTCAGGCGGCGACTTGATGCGCGAGAATTTTAGAATCGCCTCTAGGCATGTCGAATGTCAGTTAGTGCGTAGAGGCGGACAGGCCATTTAGGTGATGTGTCTGCCTAGGTCGATGGTAACTGAGCGGGCGAACGAGTGGCTAGAGCCTTTGTATATGAGGGTTTGTGAGTAAGACCTGCCCAATCCATCATCGGCATAAGCGAGCGGTTGTCTCTGACCCAAGGCTCACTCGTCGAGGCGAGGCTCTCGTTGTCATTGCGCCAGCACAATCGGAGTTTGCACCCTGCCGAAGACGCGACGATTGCGCTAGCATCGACCTCGAACCCACGCATGGAAGCCCTCAATGAAAGCTGGTCACGAGAAACCAATCGACGCGGTAGCGGCACGGGTTGTTGCAAAGGGTGAGCATTTCGAATATCAGGCAAACGCTACCAGTCTGGATTCCGATCTGCCCCTGGCTATCAAATCAGTACCGGATGCTGCTAGAGCAAACCCGTCTTTCAGAAACCACACCGGGGACCGATTTGGACGCTTCACGGTGATGGGACTTTCGGCCGACAAAAAAGGGCGTTGGGTATGTCGGTGCGTCTGTGGTCGTTACTCCATGCGGAGCAGCTCGGCCATAGTCAGTTCTGCTGAGGATGCATGTTGCGATCAATGCTACTTACAGGCGGTTTCAAAGCGTCAGGACCATCTGCGCCGTTCAATGAAAGACCGTCCAACCAAGGATTTTCTGGCTTGAGCGCTACAGATGAATCTGAAGCTTCGCTGCGCCAGCTTAGGGCAATTTTAGGGCAAATCTGGGGCCGCCTAGGGGCGCTTACGGTCATTTCGCTCTTCGTGTTGTCCAGTAAAATATGGCCTGCTGCGGCCTCCCGTGCAAAGCGGACGGGTTCAAATCCCTATCTCTCCGCCATACAAGATCAAGCCCCTGAAAGCGAAAGCTTTCAGGGGCTTTTTCGTTGTGCGTCGCTAAATGGTTTGAAGTCAGCAGCCCCAATTGCGCGAGGCGAGCCTATGAGGAAGCGGGGAGCTTCTTGAGCGGTCTGACAGTGAGCTCTACACCCAAGGCAAGCATGAGCTTTTGAATAGTAGTGAAACGAGTTTTATCGCCGCCCTTCAACGTTTTGTAAAGGGACTCACGATTCACGCCTGCGTCTTGCGCAAACTGATTCACGCCCTTGGCTTTTGCCACTTCCCCCAAGGCATGCATCAGAGTTTGCGCGTCGTTAGCCTTCATTGCCTCCGCCAGAAAAGCCGCGATGGTTTCGGGACTGTTCAGAAACCGGGAGGCCTCGAAGCGCTTGGTATTGCTCAAATCGAGCTCAAGGATGGGCATGTCTTCGGCGGTGAATGTGTCGCTCATCGTTGTTTACCTCGTATAACACCAAGGATTCGCTTGGCGCGATTAATGGCTCTCTGCTGGTCCGCTTTATCGCTACCGTAGAGCATCAGGTAGCGGGTCGAGCCCGTTCGTACGAAGTAGATCCGATATCCGGGACCTACAAACACCCGCATCTCACTGACGCCATCGCCAACTGATTCGATATCGCCAAAGCTGCCATTTTCCGCTCGTGCGAGTCTTGCGGTGACTGCACCTTTACCGATCGGATCTTTCACGCCATCCAGCCAATCGTCAAATTCCGACGTAGTGTCGATCTGATTCGGCAT